GGATACCAACCCAATTCCGTTTCTGCAACCAACGGAATGGCTCCTTGATTTTCCCAGCCACCTCCCGACAATTCCCCTACAGCCGATTCACATTCAAACTGCGTAAAAGTAATTGACGGAGCATTTATAACTTGATTACTCAAAAACCCGAGATTAGAACGGAACCAGTGTGTTGATGGTAAGAAGATGAATTGTGCGGCAGTGATGTTACTTTGGTTACCCGCTGCTTGACTATTCTGGATACCGAACAATAGAGATTGATTGTGCGCACCCACTCCCAATGCAGATTGGTCAGATTCGTAATTGAGATACATCATTCCACCAAAGTTACTAGGTGAAGTGCCTAGTGTACCAATAGATACACCGAAATTGAAGGTATTCTTTCCTCGCGCAAGCGTAATACCCGCACCTTGCGCACCACCACTGTCTACTCGCTGACACACGAAGGTTACCCCACAATTTAACACGTTGGTATCCGTATACGAACGTTCTGCTTGTGCGCCGAATGCAATACGAGGACCAACTGCGGCGGTCTGTGAATAGTATATAACTGCTCCCGATTGTCGTAATGTAATGGTTCCAGGTTCTTGCACCCATAAATCAAATGTCTGTTCGTTTGAATCGTTAGCGGTAGTACCACCCGGTGTGAAGATTGGGGGAAGCACCAATGCCACGGAATTCAATACGCGAGTCGTTGTTGCGGGGTCAAACGTATAGGTGACACATAACAAAAAGGCAATGTGATTAAATGCTGCACCGTTCGTTACGGCAGATGTACGAGCTTGAATGTTCTGTGCCGTGTTAGTCGCCCAAACTGGCGTTGCCCCTTGGTCATACATGTATACCATTGCACGAGCAGATGCAAGGTCGGTAAAGTGAGCACCTGACAACTGTTCTGCACCACCTGCCACGCTGATACCTAACGTAGGGTCGTTAGTAGCACCCGTGGCTTGGTCGTTGTAGATTGCTTCAATCCATACACGACGATATGTTTTAGATGCTTCTGGAAGGAACGTATCCAATGCAGGAATTTGCGTGGTACCAATGTTTGCCAACGTGGTCGTTAAGGCACCAGTATTTGATTCAATGGGAATACGCACCGTCTTTACGTGTTCAGTAGACGCATCATCATATTCATATGTGATAATAATTTTGGCAGAATGATTAATCGTGGTTGGACCGGTGAACTGCACTCCAGCCCCGACGTTATGTACTTGTGTCGTAAAGTTTGTTGTAAAATATGCTGTAACATCTCGTTCAAATATATATGCTCCATGTTCACCCGAGTTGGCTGGTGGGTTACCAAGCGTTGCATTACTGAATGCCACTGCCCCAATCTGAATACCGAGTACTGGGTTTGTCATGGTTGCTGCAGTCGTCTGCGCATCCATCACATGTACGATAAGACGTACCGAACGGAATACTTTTGATGTTTCTGGTAGACGAACTGCCACTTGTGTAAAGTCACGACGAGTGTTTGATGCCAGTGTCGTGTTACTACCTCCCAGCCAATATTCTACGGTTTTAATTCTTGTTGCCATAATTTATTCCTTTTAGTTCGTGTCTACCCATAAGTCATTGACTGCGGGACTGCCTGGTGCGGTAGTTCCTACGGTAAGTTTTAGTGAGACGGGATTAAATTGTGCGAGAGAACCCGTAATACCAGCCGATGCGGAAACGATGGATGCAGTTACTTGGTTCACTATTAATCGGTTCCATCTATTACTTGTACTTCCTAAATTTTCTTCATCAGTTGTTTCAGGATACAGTGATAATCCGTCCCACGCAAATCCGTTAAATCCCAACCCCCCAAATCGGAGTTGTGTATTATTAGTTTTCAAGAACGATGACCCCTGACCATCGTTTCCAATATATAAAACTTGATTAGATCCAGTAACACGGAGGGTTATTCCTGAAGTCTGTCCAGGCAATTGATCAACAGTTAATGACCCGGTGTTTATGGAAATTGAACCAGTGTTTATTGTTAAGGAACTTGATAACAGAGTGAGTGATCCTGTGGCAGTTATTGCTCGTGATCCAGATACGGTCAATGACCCTGAAATTACTTGATTCCCTGCAACAACCAACCGTTCGTTTGGCGTTGCTGTTCCAATTCCTACATTTCCACTGGCACTAATAAATACCCGTGTGTTTGCGGTACTGTTTGGTCCATTGGTAAATAATCGGATATTACTATTTGCGCCAGGATGCGCATGACCGATATCCAATTCACCGACACTGGAGGTTACATACAAATACGCATCACTTGCCCCACCGACCAACGGACCATTAAACGTAGTACTATTAATACCAAATGACGCATAGTTTCCAAAATCCGTGGTATTATTTGATGAAACTACCACATCAGCACTTGCATTGTTTCCCGCAGACGCATTGACAACTTCTAATTCAAAGAAATCATTCACACTACCACTAATTGTTACTGGACTATTATTGGAACTAGAAACAATCAACGATCCTGAAAGTGTTGTTGGTCCGTTGACGTTTAATGCTCCTGATACATGTATATTTTTTTTATTATCTATTTTAAAAATGTCTATACTTGCCGACGAAATGGTAAAGAGTTCACCAGAAGCACTGTCAATCACTTCAAAGAGTGCACCCAAACTTCCTGACACAGAAAATACTGTAGATCCGCTTCCAATTGCTCGTAATACGTTAGATGATCCTGATACAAGTAGCGAACCGGTGATAACCGCTGACCCGTTAAAGGGGAACCCTGCTCCACTTCCACCACCGGTTCCCACCGATGAAGTAGTATGAATTTGGTTAGTTGCCGTGTTCAAGACCAAAATTTTATTTGTTGCTGTCGTATCCACAATATTCGTTAACTGAGCGTTTGATGCAGTTAATTGGGTTACTGCAATATTCGTTAACTGAGCGTTTGACGCCGTTAACTGTCCCACCGTCAATCCATCGGGGAACGATACACTTCCAGAAAAATAAGATGCGGATATTGCGGTTTGTGCGAAACTTGCCGATATTGCTCGTGACGAAGAAACGGCAAAACTTGAAGTACCAAAGAATCCGACTTGGTTATTGAGGGAACTGGTGTAGGAGGATGCTAACACACTACCACTAACTGCCAATCGGTTAGTTTGGCTTGATTGTATTCCAATGCCTACGGACCCCCCATACACGTTAATTGTTGATCTAATATCATTAGCCCAAAATCCAGTTAAATCTTCTGCGCCAACATAGGGAGTTTCACCTAATATAAAATAATCACCAGTGCCAACGTAAAAGACATCGTTAGTAGTAATACTTGATCCGAAAGCACCACCAGGAGTCTTTTCTATTGTTAATTTATTACCTTGATTTTCTAACGTAAAAGAAGATGCTGTAACATTTATTCCGCTCCCACTCACCAACAACGATCCCGTAATAACTGCTGATCCACTGAATGGGAATGCGGGAGTAGACACAGCATTTGTTGCATACGAGGCGGTTAACGCATAGGACGCACTATCTGCATAACTGGCAGTTCCAAACAACGATCCTGTCAATCCCGAAGGACCGAAATTGGTCGCACCCGATACAATCAACGAGCCGGAAAGAATCGTACTGCCGGTGACTTCTAAATTGTTAAAACTTCCAGAATCGGTATAAAAAAATGGCATAATGTTATTCTCTTCAAGTTTCCGTCAATCTATAAATAGAGTCTAAAAATAGGTTGTGGTGTAAAAACCATTTCATAAATAATATTAAGTAGTAACAATTTGAGTATTTTGTAATTGAATTGATGTTGCGTCTATACTACCATCCGCATTTAACCGAATTATTTTTTCAGCGGTGATTGATTTATATGAGCTGAAAGTTCCACCGACGTATAATTTTCCGCTTGAGTCAATCGCGAGAGATGTAACACTACTATCAAACGCTATAGAATTATCAAAATTGGTATCTTTCGTTCCATCGGCATTTAATCTGATAATATTATTTGCCGTAACTCCTTTATACGTAGTAAAACTACCACCAACATATAGTTTTTCATTAGTATCAAGAATCAAAGAATATACAAGTTCTAAATTTCCAAACGCCGTTGAGTTATCAAACGCTGTGTCTTTGGTTCCATCTGCATTGAGTCTGATGATACTATTTGCTTGAACTCCTTTATATAATTCAAAAATTCCACCAACATACAGCTTTCCACTAGAATTTAAAATTAATCTTAAAACGGAACCATCAAACCCTGTTGAATTATCAAACCCCGTATCTTTGGTTCCATTCGGATTCAGACGAATTATACTATTTGCTTCCACTCCTTTATATAAAATAAAATTTCCACCAACATATATTTTTCCGTTGGAGTCAATCTCAATAGAATTTACTTCCGCGTCAAACCCAGTTGAGTTATCAAACGCTGTGTCTTTGGTTCCGTCTGCGTTGAGTCTAATAATATAATTTGCTTGAACTCCTTTGTATGAAGTAAAAAATCCACCAACATATATTTTTCCGTTGGAATCAATTTTTGTGATATAAACCGACGCAGTATCTGCTGGAATAGTAAACCCTGTTGAATTATCAAACGCTGTGTCTTTGGTTCCATCTGCGTTGAGTCGGATAATACCGTTTGCTGCAACGCCTTTATAACTAGTAAAACTTCCACCAACATATATTTTTCCGTTGGAGTCAATCTCAATAGAATAAACTCCTCCATTAAACCCTGTTGAGTTATCAAACGCTGTGTCTTTGGTTCCGTCTGCGTTGAGTCTAATAATATAATTTGCTGTAACGCCTTGGTACGAAGTAAAAAATCCACCAACATATATTTTTCCGTTGGAATCTATTACAACTACTTGCACGGTGTTGTTGAATGCACCTAATATATTACTTCGTAATTTATTAGTAATAATAATTGAGTTAGTTCCCTCTGGTTTAATAACCATCATATTCATGGATCTATATTCTCCATTTAACGATAACTGATACGAATTAGTCCTTGTGCTCCAACGCCACCAGAACGATTTCCTCCACCTGTTTTAAATGCTCCACTTCCACCGCCGCCATATACAGAACCAGGTAGCCCTGTAAAGCTTACTGCCCCATGTCCGTTTGCACCGTTTCCACCATTTTCCGTGGTTCCTAATCCACCCTCAACACCAGCATCACCACCATCGCCAGTTGATCCTGCGCCGCCACCACCGGCCCCGTTTAAATTAGATCCTATTCCACCTGCACCAGGACGAGCTCTACCACCACGATACGTTGTGTCACCTACGTTGGCAGGTCTACTAAAGTCAATATCGCCGCCACCCCGACCAGAGGTTCCTCCGTTAGCCGCAGATATTCCCCCTTGTCCACCTCTACCAATTACGTCCGTAGTATTCCAGGTAGTATCACCACCGTCAGTTCCATCACCAGTGCTTGCCGTTCCGCCAGTACCGATTGAATACGATATATTTTGTGATGGTGATGAATAAAAAATAGTTTTTTTGGCGTATCCTCCTCCTCCACCACCGCCGCCACCTGCGTTATTAACCGTACATCCACCACCTGCACCACCACCACCCCAACATTCCACCACCACTTCCGTGATTCCTACCGGCTTGGTCCAATTTCCTGCACCGGTCGTAGTAAATGTTTGCACCGTAAATGGAACTTCGGGAACTACTACGGGATCAGCAAATCGTATTGTTCCACCTGAAAATTTCACCCCTTGTAAAAACCTGACTGCCATATCTTATGTCTCCCCGTATGTCATCGCGGTCCAATAGGTCGTTCCTGTCAAGTTCGTATTACTATTAGCGTTGATTACGAAACTTCCTGCTGCCTTACTTTCAATCGTCCAACTTCGTGCATCTTCACCCGTCACTGTGACTGCGTACGATGTGTTGGGGAAAGCGGTTGCAAAATTGACTGTAGCTTTTCTTGGATTACCAGCAAACGAGGTATTTGCAACACTTCCTGCTTTGGTTCGTAATCCCGCGTAGGGTGCGAAACTTGCGGAAGTTGCGAATGATGCGGTAGTAGCAAATGACGCAGATGTTGCAAACGATGACGTGGTTGCAAAAGACGCCGAGACACCAGTTAACTCATTAATTTGCGTTGAACTGGATAGTATTCCCGAAGGAACGTTGGTAATTCCCGTATATGAGATTTGTCCCGAACTTGATACCAACGCCGGTTTATTAGCGACATTATTATATTCTACGTAAGACGCAGTTTCTATCGTCGTAGGCTTATTTTGAATCTGCGTATAATCTACTTGTAAGGAACTACTAAAGATTCCGCTAGGAAGGATTGTGGGTGCGTATGAGGCAGATGTAGCAAATGATGCGGTACTTGGTGTAAACGTGATAGATGTAGCAGCACTTGCAGTTGTAGCAAAAGAACTTGTCGTACTAAAGGACGCCGTTGCTGGTGTAAATGTTATACTCGTGGCCGCACTTGAAGTTGTTGCAAATGACGCCGATGTTGGTATAAACGTAATAGACGTTGCTGCCGATGAAGTGGTTGCAAAAGACGCTGAGACACCAGTTAACTCATTAATTTGTGCTGAACTGGATATTAATGCGGGTTTGTTCGCAACATTTACATATTCTACGTAGGATGCAGTTTCTATCGTTGTCGGTTTGTTTTGGATTTGTGTATAGTCAACTTGTAAGGAACTACTGAAGATTCCGTCAGGAAGGATCGTCGGTGCATAAGACGCAGAGGTTGCAAAGGACGCAGTAACCGTATAGGATCCTGACGTTGCATACGAAGCAGACGTTGCGTTTGCTGGTGTTCCATTAATCCAATTTCCCGAACTATAAATGAGTGCTTGTCCGTTAGATGGTGACGTAACCGTCACATCACTCAAATCATTCAACAATTGTGCTGCCGCTCCTCCGCCCACACTACCCGCTGACGTATTACGGAATAATCCCGCACTAATAATATCATTACTTCCCGTATCTGCCAAATTCGTGGTGTCGCCCTTCATCACCAGATAGCCAACAAACACGGTAAAGAGTGTAGTGGCTGGACCTTCTGCAAATGGATCCGTTAAAATATTGGAAACTGCATTTGCAAGTGACGTATACTTTGCTTGTCCGAAATAAATGTAGTGAATACCCGTCACCGGTTCTATGAAGACCCGTTGAATACTCCATTCGTTGGACGCAAGTGAGGCAGTCGTAAGTCCACCATTATCATACCAACCTGGCTTCAAATCAGTATAGAAATTGTTATTATTTGCATCTACCGTATATGCAGATCCCGACCGATAGATGTAAGCAAGACTTCCTGTACTAACGGAGGGAGATTGATAATCTGACGGGGTTTCGGGATTTTGACTGTAGAATCCCCCGTAAATAAATGCGTTACCTGCTGCACGAGTAAACTTCAACGATCCCGATTGTGCCGTGATCCCATAACCACCCACTTTGATTGGACCGAAGTTACGTGCAAAGTCGGTGAGTTGGGCTGTTTGACTATATTGGGTATTGACTTGTTCACCTTTTGCCGCAATGGCTTGTTGATTGAAATGTCCAACGGCACCTAATGGAATCTTGTCATGATAGTCCAGTGAGGTAAATTTCGTAGAGGAACTTTCCAGAATTCCATTTGCGTTAATAGCAAGATAGGTAACAAATCCTTGAGTGACATCAATACTACCCGTGATTACCGGCCAGTTTACATATGTAACGGTTGGTGAAGAGGCAGATCCAGTATTTGCTCCGTGGTTGACAATAATACCCGAGCCTGACCGAATATGAACTTCACTACCATTAAATCCATTGATTCCACCATGTATTAATCCCGTTTCCAATACGCCTTCAATCCAATCAAAGTTGACCGTGGAATCGGTTTTATGGGTATACCAGAGATCGTTACTAGATCCACTGATATAGAAATATGCGGAATCAGGATCGGGACTGATTGCAATGTCAGTGGGATATAATTCCAACCAACGATGAGCCATTAATGTTTGTGCATGAATATCACTACCAGATACTTCTGCGGGAGTGATAATTGCACCATTAATACTTGCAGTTACTTGTGCGGAACTACTGATTACACCACTTGGTAATATTGTCGGTGCATATGAGGCCGATGTAGTAAACGAAGCAGTTCCAATAAACTCACCCGTAAACGATCCTGTGAACGATCCCGTAAATGGTTCGGTGATATTAGTAAATTGTGTAGAACTGGAAATCAGTGTTGGTTTGTTTGCTATATTGCTAAATTGTACGTATGAAGCAGTTTCAATCGTGGTAGGTTTATTTTGTATATCAGTATAATCTACTTGTAATGAACTACTAAACAATCCATTCGGTAAAATGGTTGGTGCATAGGAAGCAGTTGTCGCAAAGGACGCAGTTCCAATCAATTCTCCAGTAAACGATCCCGTAAACGATCCGGTATTGTCATTTAATATTACAATTGCGGATCCACTTCTCGTATAGAGTTTCCGATCCGCAACGTTAATAGCAAGTTCTCCCACCGACAAGGATTCTGTCGTGGGGGCAACTCCTGGTGTTAAATTACGTTTGTGTAGTATCGTATCTGGCATCTATTACTCTCTTGATATGAACTGTATATAACTATTTTGTGATGATTGGTTATATTCCAAAACGGTCACGTAACGAAATATAATTTTTAAAAACTTCACCTGCCGTTAAACCACGATTATATATTTTTACTGCCGCAATTCTTCCATCCATATAAAACGGTGATGCCGCAGGTGATCGTCTTCCAATTTTTATAGGAACTGCTGGTTCTCCTCCATATGCTTCAGCCGTGGTAGGTGAGTTGGTTCCAGGTATTTCCACACCATTTAAATATACTTTTGCAGTATTTGATGCTACCGTTGTGGTATTTGTAGTAATAATTGACGTTAAGTTATACCACGTGTTACTATTCAATAAAGAATTTCCAGAAAACCAATTTAATGGATATCCTCCCGTAGTTCCATTTTTTGCCCCCACGAATATTTGTCCATTAAGACCTCCATACACCGCCCAACCCCCAACGTCTAATGCTTTAGTAACAAGCATTCTATTAAAAGTCAACGATGTGAAATTAAACCACACATCCACCGTAAATGTTGTATTTGCAAAATCAAATGTAGAATTGGCAGTATTTGCTATATCCGCATAATGTGAACTTGCTGATGTAAACAGTATACTTCCACCGTTTGCACTGTTAAACGTTGGTCCGTTGATTAATGTTGCATTTCTTGAATTTCCTGTCAGGTCTGTCCATGTAGTTCCACTACCGGGGTATGATGCTCTATTTCCTGCGTCTAAATTAATAACCAATCCCGCCGTAGTTATTTGTGGAACAGCAACCATACCCCCAGGATTACCCGATGATGCCCCAGAAAATCCGCCAGGATTTCCACTACTCGTAAATGACCACGGCATTAGTAGAATCCTCCGTCAATGAAACTGGCACTTAATGCATAGGATGATGTTGCGGGAGTAAAGGTGATGGAGGTTGCCGCTGACGCTGTTGTTGCGAAAGATGCTGTAGTTGGCGTAAACGTAATACTAGTTGCCGCAGATGCAGTGGTAGCGAATGATGCACTAGTTGGAGTAAACGTGATAGACGTGGCAGCAGAAGCGGTAGTGGCAAATGAGGCAGTTGTTGTTCTTACTGCCCAACTACTAGTTCCAAAAAATCCTACTGCATTATCTAGTGAACTTGTATAAGATGATGCTGATACGTTACCTTGGACTTGAAGAGTTGCATTAATCGTTGTTGTTGTTCCAATACCAACATTACCTGCTTGCATCCATATATCATAGGCAACTCTATTATAATCAAAAAATCCCCAACCAGTTGAAGTGCCAGGAGAAACTTCTATACCAACATTATTAGTTCCCCGTTCAATTCTAAATGCACGTGATGCCGTAGATAATACATGTAAATGACTAAGCGGTACTGTTGTACCAATACCAATATTACTTCCAGCTTGAAATAGATTACTGGAACTTTGTGCGGTTGCACTACTCCAGAGTGGAACGTAGTTTACGGTACCACCATTTAAACTATTTGCTCTTGTTGCAAATGATGCCGTCGTACTGAATGATGCTGAAGCCGGTGTAAAGGTAATGGACGTAGCTGCAGAGGCTGTTGTCGCAAACGAACTAGATATTACATTATTTGCCCAGCTACTCGTTCCAAATAATGACCCCGTGATTCCATTCGTGACACCCAAACTACCCGATATTGCAAATGATCCTGACGTAGTAAACGATCCACTAAAGACTACGATGTCGGTAGTTAGTAGTAATGATCCAGTAATTGTCTGGGTTCCATTAAAGGAGTTGGATCCCGTTGTGGCAAATACTGCCGATGATGTATTGTTTAATAATTGTGCGTTTTGTGCAAACGATGCGGTTGACGGTGTAAACGTAATACTAGTTGCTGCCGAAGCCGTGGTTGCAAATGACGAACTTACAGTAAACGAAGATGTTTGTGAAAAACTCGCAGTAGTAGCAAACGATGCAGTCGTTATAGAACCACTAAACGATCCCGTATTGATTTGTAGAGAACTGGAGATTAACGTCGGTTTGTTTACAACATTATTGTATTCTACATAAGAGGCAGTTGCAATTGTTGTGGGTTTGTTTTGTATTCCATTATAATCTACTTGTGCCGAACTACTAACGGTTCCTATAGGTAATACCAAACTTCCACTAATTGTACCTAGAACACTTAGTGATCCCGTAAATTGATGTGTGTCATCTGTACTATCACCAAACTTTGTAGAGCCACTTTCATATATTACCGATGATGATATAAATTCAATATTAAATTGTTGCGCGGTAATCGTGTCGGTGACAATTAAACTACCCGTAATAGTTTGTGATGCTTTAAATGCATTGGATCCGGTAGTAGTAAATATATTGTAATTTTGAACTTGTGTAGAACTAGAAACTATTCCGTCTGGTTTATTTGCTAATGTACTCCAATCACTTGCCGCTCCTTCAACATAACTTGCCGTGATTGCAAATGAAGCCGTTAAATTATTTACCACATTTTGTAGTACATTTAAACTACCAGTGACATTTAATGAACCGGATAGTTCGTGTTGATTGTTATCTCGTAATGTTAATTTGGTGGTCATCATCACATCTTCGCCACCAACGAACAACATGATTTCTTCGCCAGGGTCAATTGCACCTAAATGTAAATGCCCACCCGTAGAATACACATACGAGTCATTCGGTCCACCAATGGTTCCAGTATACGTTTCACCATTAATTCCCATGTTGACGAAGTTCGTATTTTCGTCACCATTATTGGCAGTTGCTACGATGTCACTGGATACGGAGTTACCGGTCCCCGTATTTTTCATATTAATTTGTGCGTAATCGTCTGTTAGACCAAGTGCCGTAATAACGTTAAAGGTTGCAACAGATGGTACTGCTTTTACACGTAGTGCATCTGGAGCACCTGCTATCACTTCTGATGTATTGATTCCCACACTACCAGACGGGTCAATAAACACCCGAGCATTATTATCGGCATCTCCAGGACCCGTGAATAAAATAATACGTTTGTCTGGAGATAGATTTCCAATTAGTAAGTCACTTCCTGTGGTGAATAGATATGCGTCTAATGGGTCACCAATTTCGTCAGTTCGCGAATATGTGCTAGAATTGATACCCATGCGAATATATCCACCGTCATCAGTACCTGCGTCAGCAGTAGCAATGAAGTTGGTGGACGCAGATACTCCACTACTAATATTCCGAATATTTACACGATACGAATCATCAGATGAACCGTGAGCATAGATAACATTTTTAACACCCGTCTCGCCCGAGTGAACGGCAAGAGTTTCACCTACTGCGGAATGAAAATGCGGCGCAGTATCATATCCAATAAAAACACCTTTAGTGGTTTGATATATGATACTGGACGTGAGTTCGTTTGCCCCCGAGCCCGTCCACATTGGAATATATCGGGAGGTTCCGCCCGTTACCTTATCTGCTATTGATGCAGTTCCAATAAATGATCCGCTAAATGATCCCGTATTAATTTGTTGTGAACTAGACACCAGTGCTGGTTTATTTGCGACATTATTATATTCTACGTAGGACGCGGTTTCAATCGTGGTGGGTTTATTTTGGATCTGCGTGTAATCTATTTGCGTGGAACTACTCACGAGATTTGGTGGAAGTTCCGTAGAATTTAGTGCATAACTTGCCGTTACTGCAAACGATGAGGTGGTCGCAAAAGATGCAGTACTTGGAATGAACGTAATAGATGTAGCAGCAGATGCAGTAGTTGCAAATGACGCAGATATTACATTACTTGCCCAACTTGCGGTTCCAAACAAAGATCCCGTTAAAGGTACTGATCCAGAAGAAAATCCTTTTGCGCCAACATATTTATAAAACGAAATATTTGGTGGCATGTTTCCTGGGACCGTACTATAAAACGTTACCAGACCTGCATCCGTATCTACAATCCAATCACCTTCACCGAATGCAATAGTTCCTCCAATATTATTACGAATGACATAATTATAAGACGACCCATCGCCATAGTTGAATGGAATTGCATCAATTAATAAAGAACTCGTAAATGCGTTGGTAGTACCAGGAACAGCACCAAGAGGAGCATTTTGCCAATACTGGACGACGCCACTCGTTTGTCCATTACTTAACGCAGGTGCAGTACTAGGTATAAGATCGGCTTGAGTCCATATTTGATTCGTATATACCGCAGAACGACCAGGAAACGAAGTTTCATTAAAAAACTCACGTGAAGAAGTCGTTTGTCCTAATCCTAACCATTTTTTAAATAGTAGTAATGCTTGTTGTGCAGTAGTTAGTGCCATATATAATCCTATACTTGCGTAATAGTTACGCCAGAGAACGATCTAGTACTACCAGCCAATGATGATGATGGAATACCCACTCTAATAAATACTCTTCCAGTTCGTGGAGTGCCGCCGAAAGTAACAACTTTGGTAGTTGCTGTACTACTTCCCACCACTAATGCAGGATCTCCATTGTTGGTGGGGGTTCCGGTTCCAGGATATGCAGTTGAACCATCAATCCACCCATTAGTAGGTATTGATCCGGACACTCGTACATATAATCGCATTGATCCAGAAGTTATCACTCCAGTAAATGCAGCATTTGTTCCCGTAAACGCCACACTTACGTTTGATGCGGCAGTTACTGAACCACTAAATGTAACCCAACGAACTGCTTCTCCTGGGAATGATGCTGTAGTGTCCCCCGCCAATCCTCTATAATCGGGTCCGGCTAATGGGTAATTGGATACATAACTACTACCACTTGGATAATGATAGACATTATTACTCATTTGTAATTCTCTACTACCCGTCAAGTTTACCGATGCAGTCCATAAATTTCCTGCCCCAGAAATATCAGTGGCAATATTTGGATACCAACCAATACCCGAACGACACCGTGCCGTTTCATTACTAATTGTATCTACTCTAATTGGTAATGTAGGAGTCCACGTTGCCGTTGCCGTAGTTCCCGCGGAGTTATATGCAGTAACCGTATAAGTACTGGCAACCGTATATACGTTTGTTGCAACGGTTAATGTGATAGACGAACTAACCAGAGAAGCAGATGTCGGAGGTACTGATGGTAGCGTTGCGTTTACTGACGGTGCTACCGAATTATTTCCTACCGCAGAAAATATTCGTGTACCATTATAAAATTGACTAACTGCATTAGACGCAGTTGTGGCAATGAGTACAGTTTCTCCCGTTGCCAACGTAGGAACGCCAGACACAAATCGGGTAGATCCGCCCGTTGAAGAACCCGTCACTACGGTAACTACTGGGGTTGATGGGTTATCCAAATACCACGTGAATACTGGCGTGTTACCTGTGGTGGAATGTAATAATCGGTAGGTGTGTGGTCCAAGTGCTAAACTTCTGGTTGCTGCGACAGATGCAAGAAATCCTTTCCAGAATCCTTGCTGACCAAACGTTCCATTATATGGGTCTAAATCGGCGGTCACAATTAAATCACCAAACGTACCAACATCTGATGCAGTTGTAAAGACATCTTGTGATAGAGGTGCAACCACTCCATCAACTTCTGCTTGTAACGTTCCCGAATCAGCATCAAATGATAAGGTAGTTCCAGATCCACTGGTTGCCGCGGCAAATGTCCAACTTGCTGTAGGACGTGCGGTTACCGTAATATTACTAAATGATGACGGAGTTGCACCACTTGCAGTAAATGCTGTATATGTGGTTGCGTTCGTCGTTAATGTACGGGTACTTAAATTAGCAGGCTTTGCTGGAGCTAGTCTTCCCAAAATAGTTTCAATTTTATCAAACGCATCTTCTGCTTTATCGCCAGAGCCAATGCCTGATACGTTTCCAGCTGCCCCGCCATATGCCCCATCAGTAGGCAATCCAATTATTACTATTCCGCCTGATATATAGGAGGCTGTTACTGCCAGGGACGCGAATGATGCTGTGCCAAAAAATCCACTTGCGGTAACAGATCCAGATACTTCAATACTACCGCTTGATATTAACCCTTTACGGGCAATAAATTCATTCGCCATATTATCCCTTTTTCACATTTCCAAAGGTTAAAAAAAAGGGGTGGGTAGGATTAGTACCCACCCCTTATATGTAAGTAGTTCTTAGAGTAACTTCGTTGATGTTTTAATCGTCCACGTGCCGGAGGTAACAGTAAACTTTAATCGCACATTTCCAGAGTTGGTATCTACAGTGAAATCTGCATTTCTAGTATTTCCGATATCGTTTGTTGATGTATCGGTAAATTCTATTGAACCACCCGTCCATATTGACATGACCGTTCCTGTACGGAGATTTGCTCCACTCTTGAGAACATAATCAAAATGTGCTGCATCAAAACTTCCGGTGGCCAAACTTAATACAACTTCATTTGTTGTGGGACCGGCAGCAACATAAGTACTAGACGTTTGAAATGCACTTCCAATGGTTGCTCCACCACTTAACGTGACTGCATCAGTGGTAGTTGCACCTTGTGTTGTAATTTGTGCAAGAGTAATGTTACGTGTACCACCAAGTGTAACGGTTCCGCCATTGATGGTAATATTGTTGGATGTAACTTCACCACCAGTAACCGTAAAGTTTGTACTGTTAAATGATGCAACACCCTTTGTTGTTGTTGTTGCATTACTACCACTGATGGTGAGAGTTTGTCCATTGGCGGTTGCTACAACGCCGTTGGTTCCACTGACAATTAATCCTTGTGTTTTAAGATTAATTGTACCGGTACCACTTTCTGATCCTGTGACACTTAATGTACTAACAACACCGGTAAGATTACTACCATCCCCAGAGAATCCCACCGAAGACGTAATTGCTCCAGTAACATATAATCCCGCTTCAACGTGTGTCCGTCGTGAAGGAAATTCCACATACATGGAACTTGAGGCAAGACCCGTATCAATATGATCACCGCCTGATGCTACTGGAATACGACCTGTTATTAATTCTGCTTCGTTTCCTAAAGCACCCGTATTTTTTGGACCCGCTATAATTACTGCGCTATTGTATGCCGATCCACTAAGATTTTCGTAAATGAAGTGATGCGCTAAACTATCCCAGTATATGGATGCAGTGGTCGGAGAAGAGGATCCCGAGTCAATTACCGACAATCCACCGAATCGTACTAAATCATTCGTATTAACAACAATCTTATTATCTGCTACATTTAATTGCGATGAGGTTACGTATTGTACCGACGTTGATACTGCGGTGAGTAATCCCGTGACGGTTAAACTACCCGAAATATTTACGTCTTTAGCAATTCCTACTCCACCTGCGACAATTAATGCACCATTATTAAATACAGTACTATTTGTCGTGTTGGATATAGTTTGTACACCAGTAAAGGTATTAGACCCAGTTGTTGCAATAGTAGCAATTCCTGTTGTGTTACGTACATCAACTTGTACCGAACTACTGAAGACACCTTCTGTATTAAGTTTGGTTTTTACACCGTTTGTAAAATGGGTTGATCCCGTATCAAGAGATAATGTACGGGTAGTTGTAATATCGCCACCACCACTTAAACCATTACCGGCACTAATTGATACGGAACTGTGATCAATGTGTTCGTTTGCTACGAAGTTGGTTGTTAAATCGTGATCAATTTGACTTGATGCGGATACTAATGCTGGTTTATTAAGAACATTTGCATATTCTACGTTTGTTGCAGCAACGCCGGTTAATTGACTACCGTCTCCCTTAAATGACCCTGTAAATGATCCTGTAAATGGTGCGGCAAGATTGGTGAATTGTGTAGAACTGGATACTATGCCGTCTGGGATGTTTGATAATCCCGAATATGATATTTGACTTGATTGTGAAACAAGACCCGATACTCCAATCGTAACAGTATTATTTGTTACAGTTGCCGTAACATTACTGGATCCACTGAATACCAATCCTTCCGTTTTAAGGTTTACCGAATCAGTTCCTGATGTAGAACCCGTGACCGATAGTGTGGTAGCAATGCCTGTTAGTTGACTACCATCTCCAGTAAATGAACCCGTAAATGATCCGGTGAATGGATCCGTGATCGTATTAAACTGCGTTGATGATGAAACTAATGTTGGTTTATTTAAAACGTTTGCAAATTGTACACTGTCTGCTGCTATATTTGTGAGGTACTGACCACTACCTCGGAAATTCACTGCTACGACATCGCCGGAAGCAGTAATATCACCATTGACACTAGTAGACCCAGTGGCTACTATACCATTGGCTAATACTATTAAACCTTTTCTAGCTATAAATTCATTCGCCATAGCAGAATCTCCAAAAGAATATATCTATAAATATTATAATAGGTTAGGAAACAGTTTAAATAAGAATTGAATACTCCAAGTTCCAGTTCCGGATCCTATACTTAATGCTCGCAATCTTATATTATCTCCTATTCTAATAAGATTAAACGATAAATCTTCAGTACTTCCTATATCTGTGTTAGAAACGTCGGTATATGTCGTAGTACTTCCGCTCCATGATCCTATGATGAATCCAGACCGAATTCCCGATGTTCTCTGAGCGGTATATTCAATTGATACACCTGAAAAGCTCTGTACTGATATTGGTGGATCAATTACTCTGGTTTCGTCATATACTCCGGTGACTACCGACGAACTTAGATACACATTTGATGTATCTGATTTTACTTGAATTTGCGTTGACTGAATTGATGCGGTTACACTTGATGGAGTTATTATCTGATTGTTGATATACTCTACCGTTTGCACCGAACTTGACACAATTCCTGTCGGTTTATTAATAACCTCATTCCATCCAACGATAGCTCCACTTACATACGAAGCCGTTATTGCATATGACGAAGTTATTGCTTCTGTTACGGAACCCGTGATGGACGGGATAGTTGCCGAAGTTCCTACCGTTAGATTATTACCAACAAATAAATCATTTGATGCACTTAAATTAGTATATACCGAAGAAGCACTTGCCGCCACACTTAATGCAAATAATGCATATGACGCAGTATTTGCTGTATTAGAATTTAACGCAAGTGATGATGTAACTGCTCTTGTTGCAAAACTTGATGTAGTTGCTTTTAATGCGTATGAAGCACTGATTGTAGATTGTGCTGTTTGTACATATGAGGCAGTGTTTGCTGTGTCTGCTGTTTGTACATATGAAGCAGAATATGCAGATATAGCAATTGCAGGTAACGAGCCTGTTCTATATACTACCAAATCCGGTGGTTGTATTTCTACAGTATAGTTATTTCCCTGCTGAACATTGACACTTACATCAGGAAGTGCTAATGCAATTTTATTTGTGTCAGTATTTTCTCTGACAACAACCGTTATATTTGGTATTCCTAGATTAAGTGAACCACTCATCAATCATTTCTCGTAGCAGTAGGACGGACGGTCAACGTACCTTCTAATATTCTTCGTGTTATTGGTGCAACGGATCCGCTAGTCATATTTACATCGTACACGTATTTTCTTGAACCGAGATTCATTGTTTGCGTTGGTGTTAATTCCACCATAATACTACCAGACGTATACGGTAAATATTTTGTAATATTTAATGTAGCTGCAATTTCTTCCGTTGTATAATTTTCTCTTACTTGACCAATAAATGTATAATCTGTTATATTGAATGCCGTAATTCCGTCATCGCTAATAATTGTGGCAGCAAACCGAAACGTTTCACCTTGGCCAAATTGAAAATCTGTAAATTCTGCCATATATTTCTCGTTACAAGGACTCTAGTATAAATATCAAAAGTTATGTTATTAATATAAAAAAACTCCCGCAGGTTAATGCGGGAGTTTTAATACAACTAATATAATATTAGTAGTTGAGTACGCAGTAATCTGGTTGGATTGTTACGGTAAATTCTACTTGTTCATCTGCTCCCCAATCCATTTCAGCAAAATTAACTTCTGTAATTTGTGCTCCTTTAATGATCCATTCTTCTACCTTATCACCTACTGGTCCAAGAACGTTGAGAGTTAAATCCTTTTTATAGAACTCAAGGTAACCATCACGGCCAGTTACTGATTCATGGTGAAGACGAACCCATTCCATCACTGCTTGTGCACCAGAAGGAACGATTGGATCATATAGTGTCATCTGCATGGTACCCCACTTACTTTTGCCCTTTACATATCTTTGAACATTGATATGATCAAGTGGCTTTGCTTCTTGTGTTAATGTAGGACGAGCAACCTTTTTGACGATATATGAAGGAATTCCATCCATGTATAGGATGAAACGATTCTTCATCTTTGGTTCAAATGCTGTGAAGAACAGCTCTTGTTCAGTTACTAGATTTGCCATGTATAATCTCCGAAAGGATTTCTAACTATAAATATGTAATATTTTGAAATTGTGGAGGGAGGTTTTACGCTCCCTCCACGTTTTCAATTTATGCCGTTGGGAATGTAGCGCCCGTTGGAAGTACGTTGAAATCAAGGATGATGAATTCAGCGGTACGGGTTGGTTGGAGATAGAGTTGTCCGTAAAGGATATTTCTATCAATCAAGTCCGGTGTATTATTGGTTTCATCCATAATGACACGGAATGCGTACAAACCAGAACGTTCTTGGACACTTGCCAAATATGGGTTGACGATGTTCAAGAAACGATTGCGTGTGGATTCTACGTTTTGTTCAAACACGAGGTAACGTGAAGCACTTGCAATATATTTCTTCACAGCAATTAACAACCGGCGGACATTGACACGATCAAGTGCTGATGGACGACGTTGTAGTGTCTTTTGACCCCACACACAGATGCCCTGTCCAGGGAACTGTGCGATTGGGTTAACCTTACCTTCATAGAGAGTATCACGACTTGCTTGTGGGAGACGGACCTTCACACCCACTGCACTTGCAATACCACCACGGTTCAACCCTGCTGGTGCAAACCATTCTGCTGCAACGTTGTCGTTGTATGCATAGATTTCCGGAAGGATAACTGACGGTGGTACCCAAATTAATTTATTGGTATTAACATCAATTACTCTCAACCACGGATAATAAGTTGCTGCATAGTTACTATCAATTTCCCCTGCTTTTGCTGTTGCCGTTGCAAGTGTAGCATTTAATCCAGTCGTGTCCATGATGTAGAATGCGTCACCACGATCTTCACAAAGACTTAACGCTTCATTTGCAACATATGAATGGAAATCATAGATAACACCAGGTAATACCAAGAGGTTAAAATCCCATTGATCTGGATTACTGATAGCGTTTAGTGCTTTCTTATATGCCTTTGATCCGGCTGCAACCGACGTTGATAAATCAAATCCTTGTGAATTATTTGACAATATGTCACCACCTAACTTAATATCACGTGCTGGATTTAGTCCGTCAAACCCGCCAAAGAACGGTACAGAAAATTTACGGTAAATGAACGAATTATCATCGGTAAGTGAAATTGATGCAGAGAACTGTGATGATGATCCACTTGGAACTTCAACCAAATTTTCTAAGTTAAACGCAGTTCCAACTATAATTGGGTTGGTGTTATTTGGATCCGATACTGGATTTAAATACGATTCGTTTGTACCATTTGCTACAGAGAAATCCCATCCATAATAATATCTCTTATCAATAGACTCCGTAGTATATCCTTCCGTTGTACCACTAAGCCAACGTGATGTTACATAATTTGGTGATGCAAGATTTATTGCAGGTAGTCTTATACTTGATTCCAATGTTCCAAATCCAAATGGGAGAGCACTATCTGGAATTACCGAATCATTCATTTCTACGTATACGTACTGTGAATTATTTGGGAAATCACCTTGATAATACATTTCACCCGTGACTTGATCTTCTGTTGGCGCACTATTACCAATCACTCGTGCAATATATTGTGGACTATCTGGGTCCAGTGTTAGATTATCGTATTGTTCAAGTATTTCTTGACGTGCATCCGTATCATCATATTTACGGATTACAAGAGAAAATGTTCCCCACGCATATTCAACATCGCTACTTGGTTTCATGTTTAACAAGGATACTTTAATTTCTCTGTTTGCACTGTTTCCATCACCCAATGTATGAAGTTTAAATAGATCAACATTTAAATTTGCAATTGTTTGTGATTGAATCCAAGGTGTATGTGCGTTAGAATATCCCGCATCAAGAAAGTTTAATGCCGTACTGGACGTAGTTGCGGATACTATAACATCTTGAAATACCCCAGTTGATGTTTTTGGATATGTGGTTACTGTCGTAAGTGTTCCCGTTGAACTTGAACTTACGATAAACATGATATTTGATGCAGACGTTGCCGTATATTGTGTTAGTAACAATGAGGCAAAATTTACACCAGATCCAGTAACAGCTACGCTAGATAACTTAGTAGTATCTAGATTGGAAAATGATGTAGTTGGTATAACATACTTAACAAGACTTCCCGTAGAAACACCAGCCGGAACGTCACTTGCATTCAATGATTGTGATGCAACTGATAATCCCCCTATAGTACCGTATGATCCTACTTCTGTAACTGCATCTGGGAATATTGCGTAGATATAGGAGTTTTTCGTTGTAACGGGACTGTATCCCAGTAAATTTCCTAGATATCCATTTGAATCAGGATTGACACTCAATCCTGATTGGTTTGAAATATCCGTTCCTGCTGCAGTATCTACCGATAATGTGAAACTAGTTCCAGATCCAGTTGCAGTAACACTGTTGATTGTATTCCCAGTACTACTTGGGTGGATAACTGCAAATAATTTATTTCCACCGGATCCTGACACATAAACAAGTGCGGGGATTGTGGTTGTATTACTGTATCCTTCCGTTCCAAGAACACGAACGATGGTTGCTACACCAGATTCACGTAGATAATTTTTTACCGTTAACCCTGTGTAGTGATTTGCATCGGCTTCACCAAAACGGGTAACATATTCTTGTTGACTTCTTACAATTGTCGGGATAAATGCTGGACCCTTTGGTGTTGGTCCAATAAATGCGCCCCCAATTTCACTGATACCCTGGGTTAAGA